TATAGCGAAGGTATTATCGTTCTCAGCGGATGTCTTAATGGACTCATTAGTAAGGCTATCGATAAAGGTAACATGGAGGAAGCAGAACTTCTTCTCAAAAGCTTTAAACAAACTTTCGGACAAGATTTTTACGTGGAAGTGCAATCACATAACCCTGTGGAGATCAACTCCGCCCTTTTAGAATTAGCGGACAAACTTAAGATTAAAGCGGTGGCAACAGGAGATGCCCACTTTGCTAAAGAAGAAGATAGGGTATTAGAAGAAGCAATGCTTATTCTATCAACATCTCCTAAGTCAGATAAAGATGCAGATTTTGAAATGTCCAGACAAATGCCAGATATGATGGATAGATTTAATTATCTATATCCAGACCGTAGAATATCATTTCAAGACTATAATCTATTTATTCAAAGTAGGTCTGAAATTGAGGCGGACTTTAATAAGGCAGGAATTACTCGTACAGATATATATGATAATACAATGGAAATTGCTGACAAGATTGAAGAGTATGACTTCCATGAGGGATTAGATCTGCTACCTATACCAAAGACCAATGCTGACAAGAAACTGTCTGATATGGCCTTAGAAGGCCTTAAAAGACTATCTCTGGACAAAGATCAGGTCTACTTGGATAGAATTGCAGAAGAGTTATCTATAATTAAAGATAAGGCATTTGCCTCATATTTCCTAGTTGTAGCAGACATGATTACTTGGGCTAAGTCAAATGATATTCTGGTTGGTCCAGGACGTGGATCTGCAGCTGGCTCATTAGTTTGCTATGCTCTTGGTATTACAGATGTTGACCCAATTAAATATGATTTGCTTTTCTTTAGATTTATTAATCCAGAACGTAATGACTTCCCAGATATTGATACTGACTTTGAGGACCGCCGTCGCAAAGAGGTAAAGGATTATTTAAAGAAAAAGTTTAAACATGTTGCATCTATTTCTACATATACTTATTTTAAAGATAAGGGTGTAATTAGAGATGCTGCAAGAGTATTCATGGTTCCTCTTTCTGATGTCAATCGCGCAATGAAATCGATTGATACCTTTGAAGACTTTATTGATTCTCCAGATACAAAAGAGTTTAGAGCAAAGTATCCAGAAGTAACTTGGCTTGCAGAAAGACTTCGTGGAAAGATTCGAAGTGTTGGAGTACATGCTGCAGGTGTAGTTGTTGCAAAAGATGATTTAAGAAAGTATGCACCAATAGAGTCCAGAGCTGATGCTAATGATGAAGTGTCTGGAAGAATTCCAGTCGTGGCATACGATATGGATACGGTTGCAGATATAGGTCTTATTAAGCTAGATGCCCTAGGTCTTAAGACTTTATCTGTGATCTCCGATACTTTAAAATCAATTAAGAATAGAACTGGCAAGGACATCAATCTGTACGACATTGCCTTGGATGATGAAAATGTTTATAAGATTTTTAACGATGGTTACACAAAGGGGATATTCCAAGCCGAAGCAACACCATATACAAATTTGCTTATAAAAATGCGTGTTGATAAGTTTGAAGACTTAGCTGCATCAAATGCTTTGGTTAGACCAGGAGCAATGAATACGGTTGGAGCATCTTATATTAAGCGTAAGCACGGTAATGAAGCAGTTAATTATATCCATCCAATTATGAAACCTTTTACAGAAAATACATACGGGGTGATTATATATCAAGAGCAGGTTATGCAAGCATGCGTACACCTAGGAGGAATGACTTGGTCAGAGGCTGACAAGGTTAGAAAGGTTATTGGTAAAAAGCAAGATGCAAAAGAACTCAGTCCATTCAAAGATAAATTTATTCAGGGTGCTAAAAAGCATATCAGCGCAGAAGAAGCAGACAATCTCTGGAAAACATTCGAAGCTCACGCTGGATACTCATTCAATCGTAGTCACGCTGTCGCTTATTCTATGCTTTCTTATTATACCGCTTGGCTTAAGTGCTATTATCCTTTGGAATTTTTATTCTCGATCCTCAAAAACGAAGGAGACAAAGACGCCAGAACAGGTTATTTGATTGAAGCAAAAAGACTTGGTATAAAAGTAAAACTTCCACATGTGAATGAATCCGATGTAAACTTTTCATTACAAAAAGATTCAATTAGATTTGGATTGGCAGAGATTAAATTTATTTCAGACAGCATTGCAAATAAAATTATAGAAAAGAGACCGTATGAAAACTACAAAGACTTTGTTGACAAGGCATCCAAGAAAGGTAGTGGCATTAATTCTAGGGCCATTGCTTCTCTTAACTCTATTGGGGGCGCTGCTTTTGATGATAACCCTAGAAGCGGCAAAGAAGCCGAGTCTTATTACGAATTTTTAGGAATACCTTCATTCAATCTTTCTAACCTAGACCCAAAGATTAAAGCACAAGCCAGACCAATTGATGAGTTTGAAGAACTTGGATCATTTGTTATGTTTGGAATGGCAAAAAGTATAAAACGTGGAACAGGCTGGTCAAGAATTGAGATTGTTGATGAAAGCGGATCTGTTGGGCTATTCGATGTTGAGCAGACAAAAATAGAAACAAATAAAATGTATTTTGTTCTTGTGGGTGACAATAGAATCTCTAGGTATATTGAAGTTGATTTAATCAATAAAGATTCTGAAGATGCTTTTGTTAAATACTTATATGCAAAATCATATCCTATTGACGAAAACCAAAGGTTTGTGATAAGCTATACACCATATAAAACAAAAGCTGGCAAAACAATGGCACACTTAGTTATGTCAGATAAAGATAAGAATTTAAATAGAGCAATTGTGTTTTCAAGCATGTACCCACTTTCGTTGGCAAAGATGCGAGAAGGAATGATATGCGAGCCAGTTCTAAAAACTTTAGAAGATGGAACACTTATGGTTAAGGAAGTAAAATGACATATAATGCAGAAGATGTATTTAAAACAATGAACGCCTCTAGGGTTCTAGTGGCTATATTAAGTAAAATAGGTTCTGTTGAAATATCAACGGAAGACTTTATGAAGACAACCAATGATGATATGCAACTTTCAGTTACATATAATGATGAACGATTGTCATTTGAATTTAAGCTAGAGCCACTAGGATTTAAATCTGACTACGAATTGGCTAACGAATAAATAAATGGAAATGAACCTAAATGATATTTTAGCAAAGCTTGACCCTAAGACTAGAGCAAGGGTACAGTCTGCAGTTGATATTCAAGTAGACAAGCAGCCAACACCAAGCATAGGGTTAACCTTTGCTTTAAATGGCGGCTTTGCTTATGGTCGACAGATATTGGTTTGGGGAAACAAGTCAGCAGGAAAATCTTCGTTCTGTCTACAAATGATTGCACTTGCACAAAAAGAAGGAAAGACTTGTGCTTGGATTGATGCAGAGCATTCTTATGATCCAGAATGGGCAGAGAAACTGGGAGTTGACTCAAAAGAATTGATATACTCACCAGCTAAAACTGTTAATGATATGGTTGATGTTGCAACAAAACTTATGGAGGCTGGTGTAGATCTAATTGTAGTTGATTCAATCTCAGCACTTCTTCCAGCTATATACTTTGAAAAAGATGGAAATGAAATGAAGGATTTGCAAGACACAAAGCAAATTGGCGCAGAAGCTAAGGACATGACCCACGCAGTCAAGATGTTAAATTATGCAAACAAAAATACGCTACTCGTTCTTATATCGCAGCAAAGAAATCAGTTTGGATCTATGCATGCCAGCCACATCCCAACAGGAGGAATGGCTGTTAAGTTCTTCTCCTCTACCGTTATCAAGCTCTGGTCTTCAGAGGCTGAGGCTAATGCTATTAAAGCAGGTGTTAAGGTTGGCGACAAGATTATTGAACAAAGAGTTGGAAGGCCCGTTAACTGGATTGTTGATTATAACAAACTCGGTCCCCCTAACCTCTCTGGCCAATACGACTTCTACTATCAAGGAGAGTCACTTGGCATAGATCTTGTTGGAGAAACTCTTGACGTTGCAGAAATGTGCGGGATAATAGAAAAAGGTGGAGCATGGTATACAGTGAATGGAGAACGTTTTCAAGGACGTGCAAAGGCTGTAGCATATTTAAAGGAAAACCCAGATGTTGTAGACAAATTAATAGGAGAAATAAATGCCAAATCTTAATGAGTTTTTTAATTCTCAAACTAAAGATGTTGAAGATCAAAGAGTTGAAAAGATAGACCAGGAAAGACCATGTAGCAAGTGCGAATTATCAGTTCCATTTTATAATTTTAATCAAGCTACCATGGAAATGTATTGGACATGCTCTAATGGCCATGAAACAAAGCACAAGCTTAATTGATGTCAGAAAGAGCAGAAGTAAAAAGAGATGGAGCCAAGGCACAAAAAAATAGTGGCCGTGGTGAATATCAAAAGGGTGACGCTAAGTGGAAAAACTTTGTAGTAGACTACAAAGAATCTAAAGCTTCATTTAATTTAAATAAAGATGTATGGGCTAAAATCTGTACAGATACTTTTAAGGTAAGTAGGGACATGCACCCTGCTCTTAAAATTATTATCGGAGGGGATTCCAAGGTCCGTCTTGGAATCATAGAGTGGTCAGTACTAGAAGAACTGATTACATTTTGGGAGGAAAATAAAAATGGCTAATCCAATGATTACAATCGTAGGAAGAGTTGGTAGTGAACCAGAAACTGTAGGATCAAATGGTCTTCGTTTTAGAGTTGCAACTAATGATCGTGTTAAGAATGATACTACTGGAGAGTGGGAAGACAAGAACACTTCTTGGTGGACAGTCAAGGCTTGGCGCACACTTGCAGAACAATCAAAGTCTGTAATTAAAAAGGGTATGGAAGTTATTATTGTAGGAAAGATTTATGAAGAAAGCTGGACAGATAAGGAAGGCACAAAGAGAACTTCATATGAAATTAATGCTGATTCTATTTCAGTAACAGCATATACCTTGTCTAAGGATAAGGCTCCAAGCAACAGCGATTTTCCTTCATATAAAACATATGCTGAGGTTCCATTCTGATGCTATACTTTATTTATGGAACCTTACTTGGCTTTGTTGTTGGGTATGGCGTAGGTTTGCTAATGGATAAATGGGATAAAAAGATTAAAAATGACAGAGGATAAAAACACTCTAGAGTTGATTAGCTCTATAACTGAGTTCAATGATCTGCATGAGTATATGAATGATGCTCAGCTAGATAGAGCTTTGGCTGTTATAGTAAAGCTTTTGTTGAACCCAGATGTTCCTGCTGCTAAGGCACCACAACTTATTATTGAGCTTCAGGCTATGTCTACTAAGTTTGCCATGATGGCTTCTTACTATTCAACAATAGCAAAAGATAAAGCTGGAACAACAAACAATAATAAAAAGAATATATATTATTCAGCAAAGGAGTCCATAGACAAACTTGTAGATGCACTTAAGTATGTCGTTAGGTATAATTTGTAATGGGCAGAAACATAGTTAAAAATTTAAAGTTTAAGAAGCACACGGGTAAGTTCTTTGACCCAGAGCTTTTTGCATCAATGCTTGATGAATCATATAAAAATACTAAAAGAGCAGATGGGGAAATGACTAAGAAGTCTTTTAGCCCAAGCTCTTTAGGTTATGGTCATGGAACATGCCCGAGGTATTGGTATATGGCCTTTTCGGGTGCTGTATTTATTGATAATAATGATGCAGTTGCAGTTGCAAACATGGCTCAGGGAACTCAAGCTCATGAGAGACTTCAAAACTTAATTAAAACTATGCCGCAGTGGATTGCAGAAGAAGAAGAGATAGTTAACGAATACCCACCAATCCGTGGGTTCATCGATCTAATTATGGAATATGACAATGAAACAGTGATTGGTGAAATAAAGACTGCAAAGCAAGAGGTATGGGATACAAGGCAGGCAGAGATGAGACCATCACCGAACCACTTGCTACAGTTGTTAACATACATGAAGCTTAAGAATGCTAAAGAAGGATTTTTTCTTTATGAGAATAAAAACACTCAGGAGATATTAATCATTCCAGTATCTATGAATGAAAAAAATACAAAGATTATCGAGGACACGTTCCTTTGGATGAGGGAGGTGTGGGATAACTTTAAAGATGGGGACATCCCAATGAAACCAGAAGGTGCAACAAAAACCAAAATGCCATGCACGTACTGTCCAATTAAAAAAGAATGTTATTCAAAAGACACGCCTACTGGAACAGTTCAGATAGAAAGATTTAAGGTCCCTTCATAATGATATGCGCTAATTCAGATTGCCCAAATGGTAAAGAGTTTACCCCAAAGACCCATAATCAAAAATATTGCGGAGATAATTGCTGTAGGGTTGCAACAAATAAAAAAATCATGGAAAAGTACTATGAGAAAAAAGCAATTAGATCTGGACAGAAAAGGTATTGCAAGTCATGCAAAGCATCTTTAAGTAGATATAATACCTTAGACATATGCTCTAAATGTGAAAAAGATAATTCTAAATCTGATAGGAACAAAATATTGAGGATGATAAATGACGCTGGCGAAGCTGTCTAGAACTAAGGCCAGCAGAGTACTGGGAATAGACGCATCAACATCTTCTGTTGCCTTTTGTCTTATTGAGGGAGACAAGCCAGTTAAGTGGGGAAAGATTAATTTAGTAGGCAATGACATATATGAAAAAATTTATAATGCTAAAACTAGAGTAGCCATGATGCTAGATGAATTAAAGAGTGATTATATTGCAATCGAGGGAGCGATACTTGTCAGATCACCTGATGCTGTGATAAAATTATCTTATGTATATGGAGTTGTAATTGCTGAGCTTATGTCTACTGGAGCCAAGGTTATCACCATTAGCCCGTCATCTTGGCAGGCGCACATTGGAAACAAGAACCCAACAAAAGATGAGAAGTCTGCAATAAGATTATTAAATCCAGGATACGCAGATTCATGGTATAAGAATCAATTAAGGAATATGAGGAAGCAGAGAACTGCTGATTATTTTAATAAAAAGTATGGTTTAACTGTAGAAGATTTTGATGTAGCTGATGCATTCGGCATTGCTTACTACGCTAGAGAGGTTCTAACAAACAAATGACACAAGTATTGAATGAGATAAGCGCACAAGAAGAATTTGTTTTAGACCTCCTTGAAAATAAAAATGGTGGGTACTACGTTGAATTGGGAGCATTCCATTCAAAAAATGGAAGTAACACAAATAAATTAGAGAATGAATTTGATTGGAAGGGCGTTTCTTTTGAAATAAAAGAAGACTTAAGGAAAGAGTTTAATAATAATAGATCTAATCCTTGCATGGGAGATGCTTTAGACTTTAACTACATTTCCTACTTTAAAGAGAATTTATTTCCAAAACAAATAGATTACTTACAGGTTGACATAGATTCTGGATATAAACCAGATGGAAGGCCAGACGGAAGTGCCTACACAAGCTTGCATGGCCTCCTGGCTGTTCCATTAAATTCATATAGGTTTACCGTGATAACATTTGAACACGATGCTAATATGTATTGGAGAAATATTGGAATGAGAGATGTTCAGAGAGAAATACTGGACTCGCTTGGATACTCGCTTGTTGTTAGGACAGAGTCAGAGGATTGGTGGGTTGACCCAAGCGTTATCGATTTAGCATCATATCGAAAACATTTTAAATGGGATCACCTGTGAAATTATACAAAAACAAAGATTGGCTTTATAGAAGATATGTTGTTCAAAAGAAAACTATGGAAGAAATTGCAACAGAATGTGGCGTTACTATGATGACCATATATAGAGCTTTAAGAGAAAAGGGATTAATAAAATGAATCCAAAACCAGTTTTTGAAGATTCAAAAGAATTTAGATATGATGACCTTTATTTGCTTACAGTTGGAACTGAAGCGGGGCATGAAATTTTAACAACCTGCCTTGATATTGCTCAGATGCTCATTAAGAAAAATATTTCATATGGGAATTCAGCCTTAGATCCAGTTCGTATATTTTCCAAGGCGGGTCCAAGAGAGCAGTTATACGTTAGAATTGATGATAAATTAAATAGACTTATTAAGGGTAAGGAATACCCAGGAGATAATGATATTGATGATCTAATTGGATATTTAATCCTATTAAAGGTTGCCAAGGAATTTGCTATTTCAGTCGACTAGAAGTATAATATACCTATATGGAAATTGAATTAGCTGATCATTTTGATCGCATGAACAAGGTAGTTGAAGAACTTCTTAAGGGAAGTACTCCAACTCAAATAGCTACAACTACTGGACTTAAAAGGGCAGAGGTTTTAGAGCATATTGACGAGTGGAAAGAGTTTGTAAAGAATGACTCTGGTGCCCGTGATAAGGCAAAGGAAGCTATATCTGCAGCTGATCAACACTATGCAATGCTTATTAGCGAAGCCTGGGACCTAGCAAAAGAAGCAAAGATGCAGGGCCAACTAAATGTACAGAACTCAACACTTAAGCTGATAGCAGACATACAGGGTAAAAAGGTTGCCATGCTTCAAGACGTCGGTCTGCTTGAAAACAATGAGATTGCTTCTCAAATAGCAGAGTCAGAAAGAAAACAAGAACTGCTTGTAAAAATATTAAAAGAAGTAACTGCAACTTGCCCAAAATGTAAGCTAGAAGTTGCAAAACGTTTATCTCAAATTACTGGAATTGTTGAGCCAATAGAGATTATTGAGGAAGTCAGTGGAATTTGATTTTAATGATCTCATTGATATCTTGGATGGCGAAGAGTTTGATGAAAGACCAGTCGATTTAAAAACTTTTGTAACTGACAAGAATTACTTAAGTCTACCTGATCTGTCAGAGCATCAGTATACTCTTATTGAAAAGTCATCTCAGATATATAAAGAGTCAACCTTAATAAAATTATTTGGGGAAAAAGAAGGATCTTTAAGATTTAAGCAAACAGCCAATGAAGTTGTTGCTCAATTAGGTAAGGGCAGTGGAAAAGATTATTGCTCTACCATATCAGTTGCATATATAGTATATTTACTATTATGCTTAAGAGACCCAGCGTCATATTATGGAAAGCCACCTGGAGACTCAATAGATATTATTAACATTGCTATTAACGCTCAGCAGGCAAACAATGTATTCTTTAAGGGATTCAAGAACAGGGTTACACACTCACCTTGGTTTGCTGGTAAGTATTTTGAAAAAGCATCAGAGATTAAGTTTGATAAAAATGTTACAGTGTATTCTGGACACTCAGAAAGAGAAGCCTTCGAGGGATATAACGTGTTGGTTGCGGTGCTCGATGAAATTTCTGGATTTGCACTAGATAGCACAAGCGGTCATGATCAAGCAAAAACAGGAAGCGGAATATATGATATGTACAGGGCATCTGTAGATTCTCGTTTTCCAGATTATGGCAAGGTAATACTTCTTTCTTTCCCAAGATTTAAAAATGATTATATTCAGCAAAGGTATGACGACATTATATCTGAAAAAGAAGTCATATCTAGGTCACATAGGTTTAAGTTAGATCCAGATTTGCCAGAGAACACAGTAGGCAACGAGTTTGATATATTTTGGGATGAAGACCAAATAATTTCTTATAAGTATCCTAAAGTATATGCAATTCGTAGACCAACATGGGAAGTTAATCCGACAAGAAGTATTGAGGATTTTAAAATTGCTTTCTATAGAGATGTTACTGATGCGCTAGGAAGATTTGCATGCATGCCACCAGAAGCAATAGATGCCTTCTTTAAGTCTCGTGAAAAGATTGAAATGGCCTTTAACGATCTTTCTGTAGCGGTAGATAGCTTTGGAAGATTTGAAGAGTGGTTCTTGCCAAAAGATGACACAGAATATTTTATACATGTTGACTTAGCTCAAAAGCATGACCATTGTGCTGTGTCTATGGCTCACATTGAAAAGTTTGTTAGTGTTAAGGTTACTGACACATATTCTCAGCCAGCACCAATTGTTAAAGTGGATGCCGTTATGTATTGGACTCCTACTTCAGACAAGTCGGTTGACTTTAGCGAAGTAAGAGACTACATATTGTCTTTAAGATCAAGAGGGTTTAATATTAGGGTATGCACATTTGATAGATGGAACTCCCACGACATGATGCAACAGCTAAAGCAATATGGAATTAACACGGAAACTTTATCTGTAGCTAAAAAACATTACGATGATATGGCCATGGTTGTTCTGGAAGAAAGATTAAATGGGCCACACATACCTCTCCTTGTCGATGAATTGTTAGAGTTAAGAATTATGCGTGATAAGGTTGATCACCCCAGAAAAGGTTCTAAGGACTTAGCTGACGCAGTTTGCGGGTCTATATATAATGCAATTAGTTTAACTAGGTCGGCATTTGGAGACATAGAAGTTCATGATTATTCATCTGTTAAGAAACAGTATAGAGAATCTATTGCAGCAGATGCCCCTAATTTAATTAGAGCACCTTCTCAAATGCCAAGAGATCTTTCTGATGCACTAAGTGGAATGGAAATAGTATGAGTATATATCAAGAAAAAGCTAAAGAGTGTAAGTGTTGCAGTAAGCATGTGCCTCTTCCAACAAGATTAAAAGAATATGGTGGAGTTCTGGTTTGCCCAACAACATTCGACAACATTCATGAGTATAAAAGAGTATGGTCTGATATTGGTCACAGGCCACCAGGAAGTATTAGAAAACATTTTTCAGAGTATGTTCAGCAAATAGTTGAGCAATCTATTGACAAAACTGATAGTAAAATACTATAATTCAACTAGGCAACAATAGCTTAGTTGGTTAAAGCCCCGAACTCATAATTCGGTAATCGTAGGTTCAAGTCCTACTTGTTGCACAGAGAGGTAGTAATGTCAAAACCGTTTGATGAAGAAGACGAAGAAGAGCTAATGATTAAAGTTCAGCACTATATAAATATTGGTGCAATAAAAATTGTTGGATTTTCAAAAGATGGCGAAGCAATATTTGAGCTAAATGAAAATGTAACTCCGTTGCTTGCACCAGATTTATGGGAAGCTCATGAGCACTACATCGAGTCAGAACTAATAGATCTATTAAACAATGATTTAATGCAAGTTGAGTATGATGAAAATCTTCAGGCTACATATAACTTTACAAAAGAGGGTTATGACATTGCAAAACAAAAGGGCATAATACCACTAGAAACCCTTGAGGATTATGATTTTTAATAGTATAATTTAATTATACCTCTGTAGCTCAGAGGAAGAGCAACAGACTTCTAATCTGTTGGCCGCTGGTTCGATTCCAGCCAGGGGTACGATGTTCCTATAGCTCAGCTGGTAGAGCAGCAGACTTTTAATCTGCGGGTCGATGGTTCGATACCATCTGGGGACACAAGATTTGGAGGGCACTATGAAAAAAGCAATCATTACAGGAGTAAGCGGTGGAGTAGGAAACCTGCTTGCACATACACTATCTAGCAATGGCTATTTTGTAATTGGAACCTCAAGGCATCCAGAAGGAATATCTAATTTAAATTCTGAAAATATAAAAATTGAACACCTAGATCTATCAGATGATAAAAGCATTAGTAATTTTTATAACAAATATAAGGATGAGACCATAGACCTGATTGTAAACAATGCTTCATGTGCAGGAATAGATGGCGCTAAAACCATTTCTAAAGAAACTACTGATAACTTTATGCATTCATATATGGTTAATGTTGCTGGTCCAATGTATTTGTCAAAACTTTTTATATCAAACCTTAAAAAATCTGACAATGCCACCATCGTATTCATATCTTCATTTGCAAAAAAACACTTTTATCCTGGCGGAGGAAACTATGCTACCTCAAAGCTATCAATATCTGGACTTGCAAAATTATTTAGGCTAGAACTATCTCATTTTAAAGTAAAGGTTACAGAAATATGCCCAGCAGCAATTAATACCCATCAACATAATGATGGGGCATTAGAAGCAGAAGATATAGCAAATGCTATATTGTGGATAAGTGAATTGCCTCAAAGATGCAATATAGACCTTATTGAAATTTCTCCGTCTATTGTTTCGCAGGGTTAATTATGATATACTTATTTAGGCTTTGCTGCCCACTAACAGGAAGATTTATATGATTATTCAAATTATGGGACTACCAGGTTCTGGGAAAACAGAATTAGCTAAAGCACTTAAAGAGCGAATAAATGCAATTCATTTAAATGCAGATGAAGTTCGTGCAACTATAAATTCAGATCTTAGTTTTACCGCAGAAGATAGAATTGAGCATGCTCGTCGTATGGGTGAGACTGCAAGACTTATCGCAAAGCAAGGTGTGGCCCCAGTAATTGTAGACTTTGTTTGCCCAACTGATTTAACTCGTGCAGCTTTTGGCAAGCCAGACATTATGATATTTATGGACACAATTGCTGAAGGACGTTTTGAAGATACAAATAAGATGTTTGAGAGACCAACAGAATTTGATGCAACATTTGAAGACCATAGGCTGTCTGCTGAACAAAAAGCAACTGTAATAATTAAATATTTTAATCTTCATGACTGGTCTGCACCTACAACATTGATGCTTGGCAGGTACCAGCCTTGGCATGAAGGCCACCACGCTCTATACAAAGAGGCGGGTAAAAGAACAGATCAGGTACTTCTTGGAGTCCGTAATACATACAATACAAGTGAGAAAGATCCACTTAAGTTTGATCAGGTGAAAGAGTATATTGCCAAGGACGACTTTATGGATGGGGCATTAGTATTAAGACTACCTAACATTACCAA